TGCGAAGTATGTTGCGAAAAATATAATAAGTCAACGCATAATAAAGTCAAGTGTTTATCGAGTGGTTGTGGTTATGAAGCCTGTAAAGTGTGTGTAAGAACTTATTTACTTGGAACAACTAATGACCCCCATTGTATGAATTGTAAAAATCAGTGGACTTCGCAATTTTTGGTTAGCAATTTGAATAAAAGTTATATGGACTCTGATTATAAAAAGCATCGCAAAAAGTTGCTTGCGGAAAGAGAAATTAGTAGAACTCCCGAATTAATGGTATTGGTAGAAAGAGTGGCACGTATTGAAGATGAGGAAAAAGAGTTGGCTGCGCTTAATATTGAATATGAACGAGTTCGCAAAATAATGCTTGAAGAATTAAAAAAGGTTAATGCTAAGCGAGAGCGCATTTTTCGCATTAGAAATGGCGAAGACGCGGAAAAAGATGAGCGCAAGAAATTCATTATGCCTTGTCCTGGAGACAATTGTAAGGGTTATTTGTCGTCGCAATATAAATGTGAGTTATGTAAGTTGTTTACGTGTCCTGATTGTTTTGAACTTATTGGATATACCAAAGAAGACGAACATGTGTGTAAAGATGACAATATTAAGAGTGCTGAATTGATTAAAAAGGAAACAAAAGGTTGTCCAAAATGTGGCGTCCGGATTTTTAAGATTTCGGGGTGCGACCAAATGTGGTGTACTGAATGTAAAGTGGCTTTTAGTTGGAATACTGGCAAAATGGTGGTAAATGTTAGTATTCATAATCCTCATTATTATGAATATATGAAAAATAGTAATGTTGGTCTTGTGCGAAATCCAGGCGACGTCTTATGTGGTGGTTTATTGCCACATACTCAATTTAGGTTTATTACAGCATATTTAAATACTATGGATAAAACGGTTGTTAATATTAATGCTAAAAGTGTTGAGCGCTTTGAAAAATGTATTGAGGCAAACACTAGTGTTAAGAATTTTATTGGACTATTAAATAACTATATTGATGGTGTTAAGAATGTTAGTGGTAATGAAGATTTAACAGTTATTAAGATTTTTATTAACCTAGTTAGCGCACTTCATCGACTTATAAATCATATTACAAATATTAATTTGTTAGAGTGTAGACAAAATGTCCGTAATTTGTTAAATCATGACAATATTACAGTTGATTATATATTAAATAGAATAAATAAGGACAAGTTAGCTACTGATATTTTTAGAGCAGACCATATTAGGAGAAAGAATGTGGAATTGTTGAATGTATATGAGTTACTTAGTGTGGTTGGAATTGAACGTTTTAATGTATTATATGATTATTACAATAATCATTGTACTAATAATAAAGGTTTAAATAGTGAAAAAGTGTATGTTGACTTTTTAGCACAAATTATTAAATTTGTGGTTGAATATAATCAGCTTATTGATTATATTAATGATCAACTTATTGAAATTAGTTATACATATGGGATGACCGTTACTTATATTTCTTATAATGATTACGGCTATGCTATTAAAACTAGGAAATTTATACAAGCAGAAATGATTGAAAGCAAAAAACAACAGGAAACACAATTGCCAACAAATAATAGTAATAGTGATAGTGAGGCTTCGTGTAGTTATAACAATAATTGAGTTGTTTGTTTGTTTGTTTGTTATACTTATAGTCGTTACACTTATAGTCGTTACACTTATAGTCGTTACACTTATAGTCGTTACACTTATAGTCGTTACACTTATAGTCGTTACACTTATAGTCGTTACACTTATAGTCGTTACACTTATAGTCGTTACACTTATAGATGTGTTAAGTATTTTTTTAAAAAGCTGTCTAATTGAATTATTTCAATAGCACTATTTTTTTTTGCCTTTACAATTTTTGTAGTCTGTTTTAATATATTTCCGACTACTAAAATATTTGTTTCTTTTGTTACACTTGCTTCTACACGTCCTCCTAATTTTATTATTTCATTTGTTATTTCTTTTTTTGTATAAACTGATTTATCAAAATCCGATAGCACAAGTACTTTATTTTTTAAACTATTGCTTTGTTGGTCCTCTTCTTTAAGTTCGTCTTCTTTAAGTTCGTCTTCTTTAAGTTCGTCTTCTTTAAGTTCGTCTTCTTTAAGTTCGTCTTCTTTAAGTTCGTCTTCTTTAAGTTCGTCTTCTTTAAGTTCGTCTTCTTTAATTGTTGTTTCTTTAATTGTTGTTTCTTGAATTGGTCTGATTTTTTCCATAAAACTATTAAATTGATCTATTGATTTTACAAATTGTCTTGCCGTTTTATCAGCAAAACCTTTTACTGCCTTTATTTGTGCTACTTTCTCTTCATCGGTTAAGTCTGATGTTAGTATAGTTGGGTTCGCTTCTAAAATTGTGCTAATTGTTTTTTCAGCAAAGCCTTGTCCAAATATATTAGATGCTGACGCTAGCTGTGCGATGCTTGCCTTTTTGACTTGCGTTTTGATTGAACTATGAATTTTTGATGCCATTTTTTGTTTAAATCCTTCTACTTTCATTAAATCTTCTATACTAGCATTTATAATTTTTTCAATTGTATTTGCTCCGCTAGCTAGTATTTTTTTAACATTTTTATCACCTAATCCTTCTACTTCTAAATCTTTAAAGAATTTTATTATTGTTTTTTCAATTACACGAGGGTCGGTTTTATTATGCACTAAAATAATATCTATATTTGTAGCATTCCAAATATATTCGTATTCTGTGCTATTTGGCATTAATGGTGCTTGTGCCGGAACTAGCACTTCTGCAATATACGGTATTACGTCGCCACTTCGGATTAATTTGACTAATGCGCCTAATCCAATATTATTATCTTTTATGAATTTTGCGTTAAATCCTGTAGCGTATGTAATAGAAACGCCACCAATTGTTACTGGTTCAAATTGGACTCGTGGTTTAATTAGTCCATTTGAAGATACCGTCCATAACACGTCTACTACTTTTGCTTCTATTTCTTGGTCTGTTAATACCATTTTAAAGGCAAATGCGTGGTCGGGATTTTTGCTTACTCGTGGATATATTTTATCATCTATACATATTATACCATCAATCGAATATGCATAACTTGTTCTATATTCTAGGAGTTTAGATGATAAATAGTCATTTGTTAATTGTTCGTATGTAATGCCTTGAATGTTTAATACAGTAATTGTGTTTAAATCGACTGCTTTATTGTATTGTTGTGATGGTGTTAAATTTTGGGGCATTAATACTTCGTAAGTTACAAAATCTATGTCTTCTAATATTTGCTCTTCTAAATGGGTTAGTGTTTTTCTATTTACTAATCCTGAAATAAAATTTCGCGAATTACTAAATTGTCCTCTGTATTTCATTTTAAATAGGTCTTCTTTTATCATTAACTCACCACGTAGTGTTATATTTTTTTCTGTTGGTAACTTTAAATATGGGATTAAATGATTTATTAATTGACCGTATTTTCCGTCCCCTCTAGTATATAAATTTGCTTGGTCGTTTTCTGTGCTATAAAGAGCGCTTACCCCATCTAATTTTGCCGAAATTACATATGGTCCTTTGTAAGTTTGTTTGAACTTGTCTAACGCTGATGTATCTGGCTTTATTTTATCCATAGACCACATTTCATATGGTAGTTTTACTTTTGTGTGGTCTAACTTTACTTGGGTATGTTGTTCTAAAGCGACTTTATTTGTTGGGTCTTTTGCTAAAATATATTCACGTAATATATCGTATTCATTGTCTGTTAATAATGTATTTTCTTTAAATTCGGAAGTGTAATAATTATTTATTGCTTCTGTTAGCATGTGTGTTAGTTCTTCAACAGATAAGATTGCTAATGAGGTTATGCCTTGTGCTTTTAATTTTTCAATATTTTGTAGCGCATCATTTGTGATTTTTTTAGTATGCTTTTTAAGTGTATGAACTTTTGGCTTTTGACTTGGCTCCGTTCTTTGGCTTTTTAGTGTTTCTGATTTTTTCTTTTTTTGTTCTTGTGGCTCTATTATAAGGGTTTTATTTTCTGGTGGTTCTTGTATTTTTGGTTCTTCTGGTTCTGGTTCTTCGGGTTTTGGTTCTGGTTCTTCTTGGTAATTTAATATTTTTGTTTTAATTTCATCAATTGGCAATGTTAAAACAACTGAGTCGCCATCTATTCTCTCGTGCGGTTCTTTATATTCCATACATAAGAAATCAAATATGTCTTTTTCGGACTTAAAGAGTTTGGTAATTTTTTCTTCTTTGCTTCTTTGTGAATTAGACGTTGACATTTTATGAAATCCGTGTTCGTTTAATGTTAAATCAACATTTAAGGCGTGTTGTCTCATTGATGTATTGAATTCTTTTGACCCTGTAAAATATAATATGGAAAACGCATATTCCTGTGGCAGAGAATACAAAAAGTCAATTCGGCGAGGAATAGCGTTGTCTTTTAATAATTTTCCGATTGTTAAACATTTTGTTTCTCCTTTTGATAATAGCTCGACTACAATATGTTTTGCTACTAATTTTTTTATAAAATTTTCAAATATACTTTTATTATTGTTATAGGATGTAATAATCAAATCAATATCGCCCGAATCTGATTTGTTTCTTCTAAAACTGCCAACTATTTCAAAGCTATTATTTTCTTGTGTTTCGCTGTTTTCTATTAGCGTTTCACTAAAGTTTTGTGTTAATAGCTCTTTAAATTCTTCAATTTCTGTTCTTGGAATTCGCTTAAGTAAATCTTCATAATATTTTAGACCAATTTGCTGTTTAGTATTTAATAAAGGTAATTTATTTTCTTGAATAGTAGTTTGTTGTGCCCTAAGTTGTTCTAAGGTTACAATGTTTTTTTTGGTTACTAATTCTTTTGCTTTAATTGGACCGATTCCGTAAATATTTGCAAATATATTTACTGGGTTTGCCTTCTCTTGTTCTACTACTTCTAATGTTCCTGTTTTTAAAAATTCCTCATATTTTTCTAAAATGGTTTTTCCTATATTTGGTAGTTTTAGTTTTTTTAAGTCATTAGAACTTAGCACTTCTGTGCTAACTTCACTGCTTTTTAAATATTTCTGTAATTCATTTATTGCTTTAGTATAGGCAACCGATTTGAAGTGTTCGCCTTGATTTTTTGTAATGGTTACAAGACTATTTAGTAGTTTTATAAAGTTATTAAGTATGTTTGTGTCATTCATTCTTGCTTTTTATAGTATAAAAATTTATTTTTAATTTTTTTCAATTTTAGTTTATATAAACTTTGTATATTTAATATATAATAGTATATTATATACTATGTCTTTACAAGTTATTAGTCGTGGTAGCCATCAAAAAATTGTTGATGGTAAAAATATAGTTAATAAACATTATGGTGTTTCATTAGATACTAATCGTAATAAATCTAAACAACTTCAAGCTGTTGTTGTTGATAATAAAAAACAATATAAATTTCAAGACTCGCTAGAACACTTTTTACGAAAAATGTCTTCAAATAAATCTTCTTTATTTGATTTATTAGAAAAAGAAAAAGAACATGCTGTTGCTAATATAAAATCTACTATGCTAATAAAAGCTAAGAAGGCTAGAAGAACTAGGGATACTAGAATAGCTAAGAGAACTAGGGATACTAGAATAGCTAAGAGAACTAGGGGTACTATGAAAGCTAAGAAAGCTTGAAATGTTATTATTTAAACAATTTAAACAATAAATAATAACATTATTAGTAAATTATGTTAGATGTTCCTTTAAGCAATGACTATTGTTTTGATAACGTGTTTTGTATGAATATGAGTCATAGTCGGAATCAAGCTCTTATTAGTCAAGACCTTATTGATATATTTATTGTGTTGTCATTATCTGTGTTTTCACTTATTTGTTCGACCTTATTTGTTTCAAATTATGTGTATAAAAAAATGGTTAATGAATTTGTTACAATCTATAATTCTAATACAACACTTTATGAGTATGATCCTTATTTTTATAAATTTTTAGATGACTATGATTTGTTAGAAAAGCATGAACTTAGCGTTGATTATTTGAATTCTCTCAATACTAAATATATTAAAGAAACTACGCCTTTTGGTCTTGTTATTCTTACTTATAATAATGAATATAACAGTTTTGATTATTATTGTAAAAAATCTACTATTGTTGGTTTTAATTATTTAGAGGTTGTTTCAAGAATATATGTTGTTAATTTTGATTGTAAGGTTATTTATAGTGATAATTATGATAATCTTATTATGTTGTATAATAAGAAAAATGGTATACTAAATAATGATGAACATAAGGAAAAATGTTATGGCGAAGATGGTTGTGATGGTGATGGTGATGGTGCTGGTGATGATAATGTATTTTTTACAAAAAAAGTTAGCTCTTCTAAAAAAGTGGATTATTATAATTTTGTTTCTAACAAATATAAATATAAAGGAACGCTTGATGATTTTGATAACTACATTAAAACCAATAATTTAATTAGCATTCAACATAATAGTATTGAAGATAGCGATAGTATTGAAGATAGCGATAGTACTTATTTTTTCTCATTAGAAAAAAATAGTATTGTAACAGAATTAGATGAATTAAATATTAGTTTTAAGGCATTTAAGTCACTTAGCAAAGTTAAGACTCTTTAAAACATTTATTTTTGTTTATAAAATAATTTATAATTTATAATTTATAGTTTATAGTTTATAATTTATAGTTTATAATTTATAATTTATAATTTATAAATTATAATTTATAATGAGTATTAAATATCAAAAAGTGGATAGTTATTTTTATTTCTATTTATTGGCAATAACATTTTCTTCTATTGCCTCTCAATATATTTTCAAAAAATCTTATGCTAATGCGAATAGTAATGCGAATAGTAATGCGAATAGTAATGCGAATGCGAATGCTAATAGTAATGTATTAGTAATTTTGGGATTATGCGCATACACTTTTACGGGGTTTTGTGTTTATAAAATATTGAATTATGGAAACTTAGTAGTTTTAAATATAATATGGCATCTTGTATATTTTAGTATATTATTTATTATAGGATTTTTGATTTTTAAAGAAAAAATAAATTATCAAAAGCTAGTTGCGTTACTATTTGGATTAATTAGTCTAATCATTTTTATGTTTTATGGGATTGAATAGTAGTGTTTTTTTGAAAATTTATGAATCCAATTGATTTTTCAATTGAAAAAGATGACTCTAATTCTCGCATTGCTATTGTTAATGCTTTTGCTTCTATGCTACTTAGAGACTCTATATAGTCTTTTATAGTATTGTTGTTTGCCTTTAACTCTTCAATACTTTGCATGTTATTCATATATAACTTATTCTTTTATTCTTTTATTCTTTTATTATTTTATTCTTTTATTCTTTTATTCTTTTATTCTTTTATTCTTTTATTATTTTATTATTTTATAAATATCAATTTTATTTTTTTAACATAAATACATATATTAGTTTTTTTCTAGTGTTATAAAAAATTTCTTTATATTGTTGTGTTAATTTAACATAAATACATATATTAGTTTTTTTCTAGTGTTATAAAAAATTTCTTTATATTGTTGTGTTAATGTATTATTTATAATATAATTGTTATTTATTATAAATTCAGTAAATTCATCTAGTTGTTCAAGTGTCATAAAATTTGTTAAGGTAATTGAGTTTATTAAGTTTGAGCTTAGTGCATAAGTACAATAAGCACTATTTATAACTTCTTCTTTTGTTGAAGGACTTATTAGTCTTATATGTTTAGTATATTTTTTTAGTTCTCCCTCTGGCTCTTTGTTTAATGTTAATATATTAACATAGGTTTTATATAATGGTTCATAGTATATTTCTGAATATAATATATATAGTATGTCCATATAATATTAGTTCATATAATCTTATAAGATTTAAAGATTATAAATATTATAAGATTATAACTTTATAATATATATATTACAATGTTAGATGATTTAGAGTTAGACATAGAATTAAATCAGGCATTAGAAGCCAAGGCTAAGGCCAAGGCTAAGGCCAATGCTAAGGCTAATGCTAAGGCTAATGCTAAGGCTAATGCTAAGGCTAATGCTAAGGCTAAAAATAAATTGCTTGGTCAAGGCAGTTATGGTTGTGTATACTATCCTGGCATTAGTTGTTCTGGAAAAATGAATATAAAAAAAACTGTTACAAAATTACAAGAAATCAGTTTTTATAGTGTTAATGAAATTATTATTGGTAAATATATTAAAAAAAATATACACAAATATAGCTCTATGTATGCTCCTATTGTTAAATATTGTGTTGTTTCATTTCAAACTATACAAAAATCAGGCTTAAACATATTTGACTGTAAAACTCTTTTTCCCGATGATACAAACTCTAATAGTAGTTATTATGATAATGATTATAGCGATTATAAAGACTATATAAAGACTCCTCCTGTTGGTTATGAAACTAAATCAAGAGCAAATAACTCTGACTTTGACAATTTTAAAAGCAAATTACATACTAAATATTATTTAATGTATATGAATTATATAGCAAATAAGACATTCAAAAAATATTTTGAAGCTTATACTCTATATAATGACTATGTAATTTACTTAATTAAAGCAACCCTTTATCTAATAAAGTCTATTGGACATTTAGTTAGTGCTAATATTATTCATAATGATTTACATGTTAATAATATATTAGTTAATTTAAAAAATAATAAGCCTATTATTATTGATTTTGGATTATCTATGTATTATACTAAATGCTTTAAGTATCAAAACAAAACTATTGATTTTGAGTATTTAAAATATCTTCTCTTTGATTTTAGAGAAGACCAATATCATATTATATTAGAAAAAAGATTTATTTCTTTTATAACTAATAATAGATCAAATCAATATAGTATAGCTATAGATACTAATTTTGTGAAAAACGAATTGACACAATCTATAATTGACTTGTTTATTACTGACGCATATGATTCTATTAGTAAGCAATATGTTATACCTTTTAATAAAGTTGAGTTGGCGGAATATTATAAATCTTTAAAACAATTTTATTATCAGTTTTTGAATAAGAATAAATATCCAAATTATAGTGTAATTATAAGCTATTTATTAAAATTTCTTTTTAAGTATACAGATTTGTATAGTTTTGTTTTTGATATTTATTATATAAATAAATCAACATCATTTGTTAAAGATGATGAAAGACGAGGAAGAGGAAGAAGAAGACAAGGAAAAGAAGAAGAAGAAGGAGAAAGAGAAGGAAACTATGAAAGAGATGCAGTAGCTGTTAAGGTTGGTGGGGACATGATTTATAAAGAAGAAAAAGAAGATTCTAAAGAAGAAGAAGAAGAAGCAACTTCTAAAGAAGAAGAAGCAGAAGAAGCAACTTCTAAAGAAGAAGAAGCAGAAGACGGTCTAAAATATAGTGGTTCTAAACCATTATTTGATTTTTTTATGGTGTTATTAAAAAAAAATTTACATCCACAACCATCAATGAGACTGTATAGTAGTGAATTAACTACGATTTCTAATTATATTATAGAAACCATAAAAAAATCTGATACTGTTGTTGAACATAGTATATTTATTAAAGATTTTAGTGAATTTTTAGTCTCTCAATCAATAAATCCTAAGATTATGTTTACTAAAAAATTTGCCTATTTAGACTTTAGCACAATTCTTAATAATGATGTGTTTGATTTTGTTAAAAAGCACTTTTAGTTAGTATTGTTATTGGTACTATTGTTATTGGAACTATTGTTATTATTAAAACTATTTAATAATATTTCTTGCATCATAAACTCATCCACGCTTATATAATTATTTAGTGAGTTGTCTTCGTCTGAGTTGTCTTCGTCTGAGTTGTCTTCGTCTTCGTTGTCTATGTCTTCGTCTTTAACGTTACTTATTTCTTTATATTCAAATTCATATCTACATATTGGACAAGTGTGTGACTCTTGTTTTAACCATTTTAAAATAGCATCTTTGTTATAGTTGTGTTGACAAGGTAGTTTTATGATTTCTTCATTTTCATTAAATTCATAACACATTATTGGGCATTCAATGTTACTATGTAGCTCATGTTCTTTTTTAAATGTGATGTGTTGTAATTTGTTTAACTCTGTATTTGCTATTACTTTCTTTTTATTACCTATAAACGTAGAGCCTGTAAACGTAGTGCCTGTAAACGTAGTGCCTGTAAACGTATTGGTTATAAAGTTTTCAATAAATGATGTGTCGCGTAGCGTTCTGTAGGCATACATTATTCTATATGGTAAATTTTGTTGAAGCTCATCGTCATTACTATTGGTAACAAATAATACATTATTTAAATAATTTAGTGCTTCTTCATTACTTAAACGTGTATTTGTATTAGTATTTTGATTGGTATTTTCATTTGTATTTTGATTTGTATTTTGATTGATTACTGACCTTATATTATTAACAAAATTTGTATTCATATAATTCTTTTATAATAAGTATATAAGTTTTTTTTATTTCGTTTTTGTTGTTTTATTTGTTATTGCTTTTTGTTACTATAAGTATGAGAGAGTTAGAACATGTAAATGGATTGTTTGGATTGTTTGGATTGTTTGGATTAGAAAATATTAAGTTAGCTAAACTTGTGAAAGGAATTAGTTTATAGCTATTGTCTAAGCTTATAGTGTCTAAGCTTATAGTGTCTAAGCTTATATTATAATTTAGTTCTTCTAATGATTTATTCATTATAAACTGTAATATATATTGAATTTTGTGTTCTTTCAATAGTTCTATACTTTTTAAATATGTTATTACATCTTTTCTAAGCACTCTATTATTTAGTGTGGTTAGTCTATTTTTCAAAATATTTACTACATTATTATTTTCTAATACTAATATTAATATAGTAATTTTGTTTATGGGTTGTTCAAAATTAGTTATGTCATTTGCCATTTCTGTTTCTGTTTCTGTACTCATTTTTAATTTATTATTTTAATATTAAAAAATAAATTAAAAAAATTATTTTATCATATTATATGAATTGTGTATATTATATGAATTGTGTATATTATATGAATTGTGTATCTTCCTCGCTATAATATTCACTATCATTATCACTTAAGGATGTATTTTTTCTTGAATACATTTTTTCCAAAATGTAATTGTCTTCGTCAATCATCTTTTGGATAATTTCTTTATAGTTAATATATGGAGATATATCACCTAATAGGTCATTTAGTTCATCTCTATAATTATTCCAATTGTTTATCATCGCATTCATAGTATTAGTATAATTTTGTTGTTCTAACTCTCTCTTTTTTGCTTCATAGTTCTTTGAATAAGTAATAATTACTTTCTTTGTTAGTGGGTCTCTCTTGATTAATGTATAACCAGCATTTAAATAGTCTTCACAAGTAACATTTATTACTTTAGCATGTGGCTTTACAACTGTTTTTACTAGTGTTGAATAACTCATACTTAATATAATGTACTATAAATGTTAATATAAATGTTAATGTAAATGCTAATATAAATGTTAACATAAAAATAATAGTATTCAATTTTATTTGGTTTATTATAATAATATAATATTTATTATAGTATAATAGACTATAGTATGGCTTCTTATTGTACTAAGAATAATTGTAAAACCAACAATGTTAATAATTATTATGCCTCGGGCGACTCTATGATGAGGAAAAAATATGCTAATAAATTTAAGAAGATTTCTTCAGGTGCTAATGGTTCTTTTTCTTTAAACGGTAACACTTCTCAAACTTATATTGGTAATCCCAATAGTGGTCTTAGAAATGATGTATTTAGTAATATTTTAGTAAATGATTGTTGTAGTCTTAAACAAACTAATACTAGTGTAAAAAATTATAAAGCATATATTAATAATAAACTGTTTTGTCATCCACTCAATTCGGCTAACTGTTATAAAAAGGTGAATTATGCGTTAATAGATGTTTCATTTAATAAGCATTTTAGGAGTGAAAATCGTGACCAATCTAGTCGCACTAATTTACTAAAAACTAAATGTTCGGTTGATAGAACAGACTATGTAGAAGATTTAAACAGTAAATCTGTTGGTTGCACGTATGAAAAAGTAGCTAGAAATAATGGAACTGCCTCTCGTATTGACTATTTAAAACATTGTAATAATAATGTTAAAGATAATAATATAATTAATGGTTTTACTCCTGATTATGCTATTTACTATAATGATAGCACACTTTATAGGAAAAAAGCCGCATGTAAATTATACAATCCTCCTGATGCTAAAATTATTGCTTGCTAATGCTTGCTAATGCTTGCTAATGCTTGCTAATGCTTGCTAATGCTTGCTAATGCTTGCTAATGCTTGTTGATTTTTATGTGATTCTAATTTTTTTAGATAATTATTTCCAGTGCTAACATGATATATTGTTAAATTGCTTGGAGTACAACTCATAAATGAATTATTTTTATAACTAAAAATAACTCGTTTAATGTCTAATTCTATTAAACAGTGTAAGCAATTTTGACAAGGTGTTGAATCTTGTAATTTATTATTTGTATCACAGCGCACTACATATACTGTTGTTTTTTTGTATAATTTTTTAATATTTTCTAATTCCTTTGTTTGTGCGTGTGTATGGGCCTTTTATCGAATTATTATGATGTTTTTTGTAACAATGGAACATGTTTCTTAATGACGCAATTTCGGCATGGCAAGTGCATGTATTTGAAATAAAATTGTCTTTTGAATAACTACGATAATGGTTATAGCCGCGACCTAATACTTTTCCGTGTGCTACTGCTACTGCTCCGTGACGCATTAATACTGGCGACTTTAATGCCTCGTTAAGAGCACAATTAATAAATCCTAGTTCGTTATTTGAAAGGTTATGCAACATCGAGTTATAAGTATAATAATTGTTTTAATGGGTTTTGTCAATTTTATTAAAAAAATTGATTGCTTATTTTATTACTTTTATTAATTTATTAATTAACAAAGTATTATGGGTGCTACTATTTCTTATTACTTTCAATCTGCCAGTCTTCAATCAATTGTTGATTATATGACGTATTATGATAGTCTTGTGTATAATACTAATGATAATAATGATAATGATAACTTAGATGCTAATGCGAGTCTTAAAGCTAATGTTAATGCGACTCCTAATGATCTAACTCATGATAATCATTATAAACTCTTTATTTATATTCATGATTTTCCAGGAATGGAATCTATTAAACAAGAATATGCAACAAATGCGTTTAAACATAATAGTGTGGTAGAAGGCTATTTGAAAGCTAATGAGCACGCTAATGCTAATGAGCACGCTAATGCTAATGAGCACGCTAATGCTAATGAGCACGCTAATGCTAATACTAATGCTAATGCTAATACTAATACTAATGCTAATGCTAATGCTAATGAGCACGCTAATGCTAATACTAATGCTAATGCTAATGCTAATGCTAATGCTAATGCTAATGCTAATGAGCACGCTAATGCTAATCAAGATGTTTGTTATGACTCGGGGTTTGATTTGTTATGTCCCGAAAATACTATTTGGACCGAAGACATTCCTATTTATATGTTAGACTTTAAAATTTCTTGTGCTATGACGTTTAATAATAAGTATGTTGGTTATTACTTGTATATGCGCTCAAGCACTCCCATTAAAACACCGTTGCGTCTTGCTAATAATGTTGGGATTATTGATTCGGGTTATAGGGGGACTATTAGAGCATTATTTGATATTTTATACTCTGTTACTGACTCTTTTGAATTTGTCAAATCTAATCGCTACGTTCAACTTACGCCGCCAAATATTGGTTGTCCTATGAAAGTGTATATTGTTGATGATTTAAGTATGTTAGGAAAAAAAAATAATAGAAATGAAAATGGTTTTGGTTCTAGTGGAAATTGATTTGTGATTTATGATTTATGAATTATTTTGTTAGTCTTTAAAAAAATTGAATTACTATTTTTTTTCTTATTGTTAAGTCTTCATAACTTATAAAGCTAAAGCGAAACTATCTAATGTTCTGCAAAGTCTGCCACGATGCTTCCAAGAACGGCTTCAATAGCCACAATGTTCGCGATCGTGCTGGGAATGTTGTGTGTCCTATTTTGTTGAACACAAAGTGCCGTGCTTGTGGATATTTTGGTCATACGACCAAGTATTGCAAGAAGGCTGTTAAGCATGAGCCCAAGCATACTGTTTGCGAAGTTGTTCAGGTACATGTTGCTATTCCCGTTATTGGTAAGTTTACTCCAACAAACAGGTTTGCTATGCTGGACTCGGATACTGATAGTAGTAGTGATACTTATGAATGTGACTCAAATGATGGAGTAATGGATTTTGAAAATGATCCAATCATTTGGGGTGTTGGTCTTCAGTCGATGATTGGCAAACGCTGGGCTGATGTTCTCGGATATTGAGCGCTTCGTTTGTTTGTTTGTTTGTTTGTTTCTGCATGTTTGTGTTTTTTTTTGATAATTATTTTAAACAAAAATGTTTTATTTAAAATAATAATATCCCAGACGGGACTCGAACCCGCAACTTCCAGATTAGAGGTCTGGCACGCTATCCAATTGCGTCACAGGGACAATGATAATAACTTTATGCTATTATTATATTATTGATTTTATGTCTTTAAGTTGTTTTAATATTTTCTTTATATTCTTTATATATATATATGGAATTACTAGGCGTAGAAAAGTTAGAAGTAGGGAAGTTAGAAGTCGAAAAGTTAGGCATAGAAAATAGAAATAATATGTAAGGTGTGTTACATATTATTTTTGTTTTAAAAACGCTCCGTACTGGGATCGAACCAGTGACCTCACGGTTAACAGCCGTATGCTCTAACCAACTGAGCTAACGGAGCAGGAAAAAAATGCTGGGAACGGGATTCGAACCCGTGCGGCGTTAGCCAGACGATCTTAAGTCGCCCCCCTTAGACCTGACTCGGGCATCCCAGCATTTAAAAAGCTCTTGCCCAGATTCGAACTGGGGTTGGAGGATTCAAAGTCCTCAGTGATAGCCGCTACACTACAAGAGCTGATGAAAAATTGCTCCCAGGCGGGTTCGAACCGCCGACCTTTGGCTCATAAGACCAACGCTCTGACCAACTGAGCTATGAGAGCATAGTAAAAACTTTTTTTTGGGTTTTATTATTTTATAATATATATAGTGGGGTGGCTTTAAGTATATTTTATATATATTTTAGTTTTTGGGTTTGTTTTGATTAAAAAATAATATTTTAAGACTATTATACGCAATATTTTTTGACTTGGTAATGGTATTGGTAATGGTAATGGTAATAATTTTGTAAATGTTTATCTGCGGTAAAATATGGCTATAAATTATGGGTTATTAGAAATAAAACATCTGAGGCTTTATATATTGTAAGAATTATTGCCATTATTGACTTTGAATATAAAATAAATATAAAATAAACATTATTATTTTAGGAAAAAATTAGTATTTTAGGAAAAAATTATAATATATATATATTATAAACTATGCCAACTCCAGCGGAGGTGGAGGATGAGATCGCAAAGCTCGTGGCAAAAGGCGATCATGGGCGTACACCTGCCGAAGTCGACCGGTTGGAGTGGTTAGTTAATTTTCGCGGCGGCGGCTATAGAAAGAGAAAATTAATGAAATCCAAAAAATATAAAAAATCCAAAAAATCTAAAAAATATAAAAGATATAAAAAAATAACACGCAGAAGACAAAGATAAGTAAGTAATAATTAGTTATATACCAGACAAAGATGTCAATGTGTTGTGACTAATTATAATAATATTAAAGATAAAGAAAAATTGTTAGTAAACTTAGTTGAAGAATATGAACGAATTGTAACTTATTCACAAATTACAAATAGCATGTAATTTGTGAATTATGAATTGTAGATGACTAGTTTATGATAAAAAAAATTGAATTGCGTTATAAACCTTTTATTTTGTGTTATTTTAAAATGAATCCAATGCTTATTAACGTTTGGTTTGTATCAATTATTATGCTTTTGGTTATGGCTAATAGCAATCCTGTTGCTTTTAATTATGCTGTTTTTGTGTTTCTTTCTCCATTTGTTACTTTCGTGTGTTCTGTGTTGTTTTCAATAGTTCCTCGTGATATTTGGTATGGATTTGGTTTGATGTGTTTGTTTCTTTGGACTCGATTTGCCGTGCTACCTTATGCCGTGCTACCTTATGCTGTGCTACCTTATGCTGTGCTACCTTATGCCGCACCACCTTAGATTATATATTAGTGTTTAAAAAAATTGATTTGTTATATTTTATCAACTAGAAATACATTATGATTGTAGTTGTCTTTTATGTTTTAAGTGTTATTGGAATTCTTTTTGGAATTCTTTATATAATTGGAGAGATTATTGGGACATTTTGGTTTACGGTCTCTCTAATATGTATTGGATTGTGTATTGTATAAAAAATTTATAGCTTTTTTTTATGTATGACTATAAATCCATAATCCTACATGGTTTGGAATATATTCTAAATAGTTAAATTTGTGTTTTTGTAATAGGTCTTGTATTGTGGCTTTGTAATTTAATAAATATGGTTCGCCATATAGCATTAGCTTGGATGGACTATAGTTTGGACTAATGTCTAATATTATTATGTCATGCTTAGTTATTCTTTTTGCGTTTTTTATTATTTTATGGTGCGCATAGTTGGGCATTTCATGAAAAGCAAACATTAATGTTGCTGTGTCGAACTCTTGAGATTGTCCGTAGTTTTCTGCGTTGGCTATAATAAACTGGGTTTTTATTGTTTTTTTTGCTTTGCTTAGGGTTGCTTGTGCTTGACTTATCATTGCTTCACTACTATCTATTCCTAATTGATTGGTCATAGTTGACGTTCCTGTTCCACAACATAAATCTATTATTTTAGGAACATGTTCATGTTTATTATAAAATTCTTGATTATAATTTGAGAGAATAGCTTGGCGTATATTTACTGAATCATAACATTTGTCGTCTATTAGCTTTGTTGCGTAAGGTGCGAGTAGAGAATGAAGTTGCCCTCCTAATCCTATGTTACCCATATTGTGAATGCGGGGATCATAATAATATTTAGGCTTAATGCTGTATGTTGAAGTTACTAATATAAGTATTACCTTATACATTATACATTGTAATAAATAACGCGTTATTGTTTTAAATAAATTATAAAATATTTTTATAATTTTGTTTAAAGTCACTATGTTTAAAGTAACTATTTTTAAAGTCACTATGTTTAAAGTCACTATTTTTAAAGTCACTATGTTTAGAGAGATTTATTGTAATTGTTATTATTATTAATTATATAAATAATAATAATAATAATATATATAATTCATGTCCGCTGTTATTGGAACCAACAAAAGAGCTAAACGGGTTTATAATGAAGTTAATCGCTTACTATTATCATCTAAAGACCCTCAAGATGTTAGTAAGTTGCTTAGTCAATATCACGGTGAATATACACACGTACCTGGATTAGAACAACTAATAAGATCAAAAATAAGAGACTATAATTTTGGAAAAGATGGTTCGCGTAAGCGGTTGCACGATGACTTAATGCCTAATACAGCTAGAGGAAAGAAATTTAGAAAATTACGCAAAACTCATAGGCGTAAACAAAAAAGACATCATATGACACGTAGAAGGTAGATAACTTTATGGTTTACAATATAAAATTTGTGTTTGGTAATTTGACTTATTTTTAATTTTGATTTGTTCTTTTATTAGTTGTTTGGTTAGCGACTGAAAATTATAGCTATAAATTACTTTATAATTAGTGTTTAGGTCTATTAAAGCAATATTGTTCTTTTTAGAAGAATAAAATCCATAAGCATGCATGGTTTCAATAAAATTTATGAATTGACTTTCACTTAATATATTGAGAGATTCACACATAAATTCTAATGATTGTGTTTTTAGCGGGTCTATTGAGTCATTACGTATATAAGTCTTATGTGTTAGTAGCGCTTTTTGTATAAAGTCAAATTTTGATACTAATTTTTTTAAGTTCTTTTTATTAAAGATTAATCGGTAGCTGTCTTCGTGTGTATGCACTATTGTGATTTTATAATTATTCATTATAAAATATTTATGGTTATAACTCTAAATATTTTTTGTAATATTGAGAGATTTGATTATGGGGGACTGGGGCGTATATTTATGGGAGGATTTATTGAAAAATTGATATTATTATTGTTATATTATTTTATAGTAAAATAATATTTATGGTAAAAAAATTAACAACGGAACTATTTAAAGAGAGAGCAAGACAAATACACGGGGATAAATTTGATTATTCTATTACTGTATACGAAGGTGCACTTTTAAAAGTAAAATTTATATGTAATACTTGTGGAGAGATTATTATTATGATTGCTTCTAATCATATAAATATAAGAAGTAGTAAAGGAAAAGCTTGCGGGTGTTATAACTGTTTTAAAAAAACGCATTCAGTTTTACAATCTTCTACTAATGATGAATTTATTATAAAATCTAAAGCTAAACATGGAAATCAATATGATTATTCAAATACTAAATATATACATTCACAACAAAAAGTAGAAATTATATGCTTGAAACATGGTAGTTTTATTCAAAGACCATCAGACCATTTAGATGGTGCAGGATGTAAAAAATGTGCTACTAGTAAAGTCAGCGAAATAACTAGAAAAACAAATGATGATTTTATAAGACAAGCAAATATATTTCATAATAATAAATTTGACTATACTTATACAAAATATGTAGGAGCACATAAAGAAGTAGTAATTATTTGTCCAAAACATGGCAAGTTTTCTCAAATAGCACATCATCATTTGGATTGTAAATTTGGATGTCCGGGATGTAGTCATGCTGGTCTTTCTAAAGTTTCATTAGAGTGGTTAAAAATCATGTCATTTGTATATAATTGTAATATAATTACTGGTTTAAACAATAATGAATTTAAAATAGAGGATATTGGTAAAGTAGATGGTTTTAATTATGAAAATAATTTGGTTTTTGAGTTTCATGGCGATTTTTGGCATGGTAATCCAAAAATTTATAATATGAATGAAGTAAATAATGTTTCAAAAAAAATATTTGGTGAATTATATAATAAGACAGTCATGAGAGATTTAAAAATTATTGAAAAAGGATACAAACTAATATCAATTTGGGAACATGATTGGAATTTAAAAATAAAACTAAATAAAGAAATTATTGATTATAAATTAATATAAAAATGATTACTGTCATGTGTATTGAGGGATTGTGCACTCGCCAACCCTCCCCCCCCATTTCATTCCCATATTAACCTCAATAACACCAGTAATAGTGCATAAAACACTATAGCCATTAATTAGCCTAACTAATAGCAAAGCCGAAATCGGTGACATAACCAGATATTGGTAGCAAAAAAGTGTTATAGTTTTGAGAGATTATTGGTTGTTTTTTGTTGTTGTCGTTGTTGTTGTAGTTGTTGTATATGGAGATGACGATTGACTAGTTTGAATGGCTGGAACAGCGTTGCCTTGATTTGGTGGACCCGTAACAGGGTTTGGTGTATTTGCTGGACCTGAAATAGGTGGGTCTGGAACTTGTGGGGGCGGGCCAGGAACAATGGCTAGAGGCGCTGCTGGTGCTGCTTGAGCTACTTGAGCTGCTGGTGCTACTGGTGCTACTTGAGTTGCTGGTGCTACTTGAGCTGCTTGAGCTAGTGGTTCAAATGGGACTACAGGAGTTAGTGGTGGAAGAGGAGGTGGTTCAGGAGTTAATGGAGTTGGAGGAGTTAATCTATAATCTGTTACTGCTTTGTCTATAATGGTTTTTGCTGTTTGTAGTGTTATAACGGTTTTATCTGTTTCAAACCCTAGCTCATCAATATAAGTGCGACCAGAGCTAGTATTAGCCATAGTGCTGTCTCGCAGTGTTAATATTAGTGCCGGACAGTTAGTATTCCATGTTGGCACTTTGGTTTGTAAAAACTTCTCATAATTTAAATTGCCTTCAGTACATGTTTTTAAAAAATCATCTAGTGTTGACCCCGAACACATTTTTTCCTCAAAAATTATATTTGGATTGCTTGAGTAGTTTGTTTTAATATTATTATATAAGCTAGTGAACGCCACATTTGCGCTGTTCTCCGTTAGTGATTTCATGAAAGTTAGTTCCAGTTTTTTGTTTATATTTTCTACATTTTCTAGTATTGGCTTATTAAATAGGCTAAACCCCAGTGCTAGCAGCGCCATTAATAATGCTAATCCTATTATTAAATAGATTATTTCTCTCTTCAACCCTAAAAACTTATTTAAAGTTTTTATTAGTCCTAGTTTTACCATTTATATAAACAATTATAATTATTTATAAAAATTTAGTTTATAATTTTTATAAATTGAGAGATTTTACATACTAATGTGTAGCCTAACATTTAAACATATAGGCTTAGCATATATGATAATATTTATAAAGTTAATTTTTATAAATTGAGAGATTTTACATACTAATGTGTAGCCTAGCATATAAGCATTATGATAAATGATAATACTTATAAATGATATTACTTATAAATGATATTACTTATAAAGTTAATTTTTATAAATTGAGAGATTATAAGCAAAGCGTAAATCGGTGACATAACCTTATGCTAGTAGCAAAAAATTTGTTATTATTGCTTCTTTAAGTTCTAATTGTTAATACTATACGCTTCTTTAAGTTCTAATTGTTATTATTGCTTCTTTAAGTTCTAATTGTTAATACTATACGCTTCTTTAAGTTCTATTTTTAACTATCTAACGCTTCGCGCTTCTTTAAGTTCTAATTGTTAATACTATTATGTTGAGAGATTATAAGCAGAGCGTAAATCGGTATCATAACCAATTCCTAGTAGCATTTAATCTCTCTATTTTTTGTAAAATTTTTATAATATTTTTATAATATTTTTATAATATTTTTATAATATTTTTGTAATATTGAGAGATTATTCTCTATTTCACAAAAGGTTCCTCGACTATTGTATTTGCAGCCATATGTTCTGGTATACTATCTATAACAGCAGTTATATCTCCTGGCTGTGACGTTTTCATAATCAACCCCTTTAATTCTCGTACTGCTCCTTTTGCTATTGTATCCCCCTTTGTCTTATCTAATATACTAATTACCACAACTGGTGCTACGTTCTTTACTTCTGTCAATATTGCTTCTGGACTCCTTTTATCTTGCGCCACGAGTTGACCCATTAGTTTTTCTGTGGAAAGCCACGCCATATAGTCTTTTATTGGATGCGTTTTAAATATTATTTTGCTATTTTCTCCGTATTTGCTTTGTAATTCATAAAATGCTTTTATTACATCATGCTTAGCTGTTGCCCAATTTGTCGAATCAATAAATGCTGTTATTTCTATAAACTTCTTTCCTGTATTAATATTTGAAATATTTTCTACTACTTTTACTTGCTCTCTATTTAATATGCTACATAATATTATTAATAGCACTAATAGCATTATTAGTGTTGTCTTATATTTCATTACTGTTTTTACTAGTACTCTTTTTAACATTTCTGTTTTTACTATATATATATACTTATTATTATTTTTAATCACCGTTAAGCTTCTTTTGTTATACTTCTTTTAAATTGATTTCTTTTTTATCCTTCTTTTTTACTCTACAAATATGGATTCTTCCATTCTTCTACGTATTACTATTCTTGAACAACAAATCGCCCTTATTACATCTTCTAAATATAATACACTTTACCCTACTAAACGCACCACCGCTTATTCTCTATTCTCTTATTCTATGAGAGATGACGCTAAAGCTACTCTACACTCCCTCAACATTCCCTTTAACCAACACCACGTTAATCGCGAAATCGCTTCTATGTGGAAATCTATCTCCCACGAAGAACGCACACTCTGGAATACTCACGCAACTAATATACACACTCCCACACACACCTAACTATTCTCATTATTCTATCACTTTTT